GATAAGAAGAACCCAGTCGTAGAGAACGTTCTACCTTGGGCTCCAGTAACAAATACTTCACCATCAACACCAGAACCATCAGTAAACACATCAAATAGTTCAACTAGCAACACTTAATAGGAGAAAATAATATGGATAAGAATGTAACTCTTGAATTGACTGTAGATCACCTTAACGTAATTCTACACGCTCTTTCTAAGCAGCCTCTTGAGGCAGTTATCATGACTTTCACTGAAATCCAGAAGCAGGCAGATCCTCAGGTAAGAGGAGCTAGACCAGAAGGTCCACTTTCAGATAAAGTGTTAAACTAAAAAAGGTTAACCAATGGCTATTGTCTACGAATGGGTCGTTTCTCAAATGGAATGTCACTCAGAAAAAAACAAAAAGAAACAAGTCGTTTCCCTTGTGTATTGGAGATATGCAGCTAGGGATGGCGAATATTACGCTGATGTTTATGGGTCTCAGCATTTGGATACAGACAACTTAAAAGGTTTTGTTCCATATGCGAACCTAACTAAAGAACAAGTCATTGGTTGGCTCGAAACTACTATGGGCGAAAAGAAAATCGCAGATTTTCAGGCATCTCTGAAGGCTGCGATTGAAGAAATGAAAGAGCCTAAAGTGGTTACGCCTCCACTGCCATGGTCGAATTAAGGAGTCATTAAATGTCAGTATCATATAAATGGACTGTAAAAAATATTAAGTGCAAAAAGAACGATAAAGACGAAGATGTTGTTGCAGAAATTTACTGGAGCAAGGTCGGAAAAGATTCTTCTACTGGCGCCGAAGGCTATTTTGAAGGAATTGTTCAGGCTGATAGTATTCCTGTCGTCGAAGGCAAGCCATCAAAGTTCGTTGCTTATAATAAACTAAAAGAATCAGAAGTTCTTAATTGGGTCAAAAAGGTTGTTGGTTCTTACGAGACTCAGATCGATCTTTCAATTCAGAAACAAATTGACGAACAAAATAATGTATTAGTTGATACTCCTTTGCCATGGGTTAAACCAGAAAAATAATCTAAATATCAAAAATAACTCCATAGGGGATAGGGAACCATGGCGTCAGTAGACTTTAAAGTAAAAAACGGTTTAGTAACCGGAGCAAACAATACATCACTAGGAACAGCTGTTACAGTCTTAATTGGTGGTAACGTTGGTATTGGTGATACAAATCCAAGTTACAAACTATCTGTTTCGGGTTCGTTAAATGCTACTGGTGCCATTACCCAAGCTGGTAATCAGGTACTTCATGCCTCTAACTATAACAGCTATGTTCCAACATTCTCAGGAACTGGTGCTACTGGCACTTGGGGCATTAATATTACAGGAAATGCTGTTACTGCAGGTGGTCTTGCTGTTTCATCTGCTCAAGCTGCATCTACAATTGTAGCTAGAGATGCAAGCGGTTATGCGTTCTTTAGTTATATCAACAGTGCTTCTCCAAACAACGAAAATCCAACCATATCTCAGATTGTTGTTACTACCGGCTCCGATGGTTATTATCGTAAATCTTCAATAGCTTCATTGACTTCAGCTGTCCAGAGCAACGCTTCTGGTAACTGGAACATCAATTCATATAACATAACACAGTATCCTCTTAATCAGAGTGTTCTTACAACTGCAGCCCCAACCTTTGCTGGCCTAACATCAACAAGTAATTTGACAGTGGCTGGAGGAGACCTTTATTCTTATAGATCAGGAGGAACTACTGGCGTATTGTTTTTAAACAGCTCTGGAAGTAGATACCTTTATTGGGATAATACAACTTATAATTTGAATGGAGCAGAATTAAACATTAATGGGCAGCGTGCTCTTAATGCTGGTAATTATAACAGTTATGCAGTAGCCAGAACTTCTACAAACAGAAATGGTGTTTATAAACTATTCAGAAACGATAACGATTCAGACTACAATATTCAGACTACTTGGGGCGCTGATCGTTCTGGTTATTGGTCATTAAGAGGTTACAATGGAGACACATATCATGCTCCATGTTATGTAGGTTATTCTGGATATGCAGATTCTGCTGGTTCTGCTGGTTCTGCCACTAATGCCTCAAACGCTACTAGAGCAACCTGGGCAAATGGTATTGACACAACTCAGCCATTGTTAGGTTACGCAGTTTCTGGTGTTAATATTGATTATGGCGCACAAGGCGGACCACAGATTCAAAGTCAAGGTTCTGGTGCTGCGATGATTTCTTTTCATCGCGTTGGTTCTTATGCTATCAATCTTGGTCTTGGAACTGATAATCAGCTACGCACTGGTGGTTGGTCGCGTAGCGGTAGTTTTGTTATTTTTGATAGTGGTAACTATAGTTCTTATGTTCCTGCAAGAGATGGTTCTTATGCTTATGGTACTTGGGGTATTAATATCACAGGTAATGCGAATTATGCTTCTTCTGCTGGTTCTGTTGCTTGGGGCAACGTTTCAGGAAGACCAACAACAGTATCAGCATTTACTAATGACTCGGGGTACGTCACTTCTGCTGGATCCGTTGCTTATGCTAACTATGCTGGATATATTGCAGGTAGCACTTTCTGTTATACTACTGCCGGGTTGTCTGTTGGTACAAGTTCTAATCCTTATGGCGCAGGTCATATTGTAGCTACTCAGAATATTACCGCTTATTTTTCTGACCAAAGACTTAAGACAGACATTAAACCAATTGAAAATGCTATTGATAAGATTAAACAAATATCAGGCGTTACTTTCAGAAGCAATGAATTGGCAGCTTCTTTCGGATATACAGACAAAGAAGAACAAGTTGGTGTTATTGCTCAAGAAATTGAGGCAGTGTTGCCTCAGGTTGTTAAACCTGCTCCATTTGATGTTGATAGAGTTGATGGTGTTATTGTTTCTAAGTCTGGACAAAATTATAAGACTGTTCAATACGAAAAGATTGTTCCATTGTTGATCGAAGCAATCAAAGAACAACAGAAACAAATTGATAGATTAAATAATAAAATTGGAGATTAAATATGGCTACTCCTGCTCCTGGTAATAAAATAAGTATGTCAGATATTCTTGCAGTCGTTAATGGTGGAAATTCAAGAAAAATATCATTTGGCGAGAATATGGCCAACAGATTGGACGTTTACCCATAGAGGTATAACAAGTGAGAAAAAGGATAAATATATAATAACAGGTTCTTATCTATTTAAATAACAAGGGACTATAATGACAGCTGGATTACCCGCTTCTGGTGTTATCTCTATCGGTAACATTTCTGTAGAAATTTTGAGAGCTTCTACCGCTACCACAACGATGAACGACACTAATGTTCGTACTTTGTTGGGTCGCCCAACTAATGCAAGCATCATTTATATGTCAGATGCATATAGTAAAAGATGGGTCACACCTGGTTCTCAGTCTATTACAGCGGTTGGTACTACCAACTTTACTGTTCCTAGATATGAAACATTGACAGTCACAGTTAAAGCTGGCGGTGGTGGTGCTACAGGTTATTGCGGTAATGATGGATTTGCTCATGGTTACTGTGGCGGTGCTGGAGCAGCTGGCGGTAACAGTAATTTTGCTTCTGGAACTGCTGTTACTGCATATGGCGGTGGTGGTACTTCAGCAGGAAGTAATGACTATTGCCCTCCATCCGGCGCTGCTAGTGGTGGCGTAGGAGGAACTGTTACTACTGGAGGCGGTGGTGCTGGCGGCACAGGGTGTAATAGCGGCGGCGCTGGTGGTATGGTCGTTAAGACATGGAACTGGGCTGATGCTGGAGCTCCAGCTTATGGAGCAGTTATAGCTGCAACTATCGGTGGCGGAGGCGCTGGTGGCGGGGGTGGCGAACGTGCTGGCGCTGCTTCTCCGGGTGCTTCTGGTAGTGTTGTTATTTCTTGGACGTAATCATTCAGTAGATTCTGTAACTACAACTTCGCCAGAAATGTCTTTGAATACCATTAGATGCGGCCACTTAAAGGGTTCGCCGTCTTTCATATCATAGTAAATATCTGCTTGAGAAATTAGCACGCCGTTTTTGTAATAATACTGGTGTGCTATATTTCTTCCGTCTGGAAGAAGTTCGCTTACCACATTGTAATCATCATAATCTGGAAGATCAAAAGTGTAAATCTTTGCCATTATTTCCTCTTTAACGGTTGAACTAAAATTCAAAAATATTTGTATGAACGTATTTATATAAATATATTTATATAAATATGTAAAACCTGATAGGAGATTTGTTATGTTCTCGTTTTTTCACAGATCATCTGTAATCCATTTAGATTGTTTTACATCCAGCAATGACGCTTATAAATTCGCCCCAATAGTCTATTCCAATCAAGCAAAACCAGAATGGTATGACGGCGTATTAAAACCCCAGCCGACCAACACAAAATGGCCTCAGTTCAAATTGAACGAAGATGGTAATATTTATTTTGATTGGAACATTTCCATAAGAACAGTAAGAGCTTGTCCTGGTTTCCATGAACTCTATAAAAGAGGGTTTATGTTGGAAAACTGGTGCGATTTTGTTGTAAATGTAAATGGAACTGGTGATATTTCTTATAATTTTTCTAACGGTAAAGCTCCTATACTGCATGGTTATCATCAGGTAGATCCAGGTTTCAAAGACCATCATATTCTGAAATTGAATAGTCCTTGGATAATCCAGTCTAAAGAAGATGTTCAGTTTATAGTTGTTCCTGCTCAATGGTCGTTAGAAAAATACAATTTTCATATCCTACCTGGGATGGTAAATTTTCATCATCAAACAGGAAGCAATGTTTTTTTGGCCATACATAAATTTAAACAAGATCAATTCGCAATTCATATGGGTCAGCCATTGGTCCAATTCATTCCTTTATCGGATAAGAATATAAAAATCCACAATCACATTGTTACCGAGGCAGAACTTACCACTAAAACTTATAGTGTGATTGGAAGATCTTTTGGATGGAGAAAGAACGTTTCTTTGGTGAAAAGAAACGACAGAAGAGAAAACAAAAAATGCCCTTTTGGATTTGGTGAGTAATATGTTATATACATTTGGCGATAGTATGTCTTTTGGTTGGAACTTGTATAAAGTTTATTCCGAAGAAGATCGTAAAGCTCTGGCATGGCCAGGTAAGTTATCTAAGATGTTAGACGTTCCTTTGACCGATTTTTCTTTTCCAGGAGCTAGTAACTGGCGTGCTGCGAGAATACTCCAGTCTTTGCCGCTAACCAAAGACGATGTTGTAGTAATTCAATGGTCTTCGTTTGGTAGAACAGAAGTCGGAGTTAATCCAAATTACCAATATAATTCTACAATGCATGAAGATGAGAAATATAAAATCTTAGATGGCACTCAAGAGGATTTTGGTGTAAGAACTAAAAATCTTTGTAGGACTATTATTCCTCATACGACTGATGAGTTCACTAAAAAATATATGTATCATACTTTTAATACATTCTGGAACGAAGAATGGTTTTTACAGATGTTTAAGGTTATGATGTCTAGTAGCCTGTATGTTCTACAGAAGTCTGAATGTAAGTTCATTATATTTGATGGCTGGATGCAGCATTGTGATATAAATGACTATAGAGATGTCCCTCAATATATAATCAGAGGGACTACCATGAATAATATTACCAAAAATATAACAGGTATTACAGAACAAGATCTTAGTTATGGTGGTCCAGAACAGAATCAGGTTATAGCTGATACTGTGTATGCGCATTTGGAGAAGATTTATGGACTTTGATTGGAACCACATAAAGAAAATTAAATCTGATTATTTTACTCACTGTTATCTTGCAATGAAGTTTAACCTTATGCTTTTATTCGCCGTTATAACAGGCACCATACATGCATTCTTTCCATTTATATTCGCTTTTACTCCATATAGATTGGCCAAAAAGGTGGTAAATGAAACTGAAAAATATTTTGTCCACGATAATGACTGATGGAATAATAATTAAAAGCTCAGGTTCATCTGGTCCTCCCAAGAGCTATTATCAACCAACTGGTAAAATATTTGCGGCCAATAAAGTTGCCAGAGAAGTTCAAGGTATAACGCAGAACAGTAAAATATACACTGTTATGAAGTTGTCTCATGCTGGAGGATTGTTCGGTCAGACGGTGCCAGCGCTGGAAGTTGGCGCTTATGTTTACACAGATCAATTTAATGCATACGAATGGGTTAAAAAGATAAACAATTTTACCCATTCTCACATAACCCCATTACACGCCAAAGCTATTATGATGACCAAGAGGTTCTGGGAGCTAGATCTCAAAGGCGTGACAATTACTTGTGGCGCTGAACCAGTAACCTGGGATATTATTGAAGCATTTGTTCCAAGGGGTTGTAAATTTATAGTAAATTGGGGCATGAGCGAAATTGGGCCAATAGCAATAAATCATATATTTGAAACCATGGAGGAAGTCCAAAGAGTAAAGAATATGTGCCCCAAGGGAGCCACGGTAATGGGTTCTAATAAATACTGTGAATATCAAATAAATAATGGAGAATTGGTTGTAAGAGGAGATATTTGTATATACGATGATTGGTATCATACCAAGGATGCAGTTATAGAATTAGATAATATCCTTTTTTATACTGGAAGAACCAATAAAGAGGTGGATTTTAATAACCCGACAAAGGGATAAATAAATATTATAAATTCATCAAAGGTAGGAATCTAATGGTACCAACAACAAGAACAGAGTTTGCCGAATATTGTCTTAGAAAATTGGGCAAACCAGTAATCGAGATTAATGTTGATGATGATCAGGTTTCAGATCGTGTAGACGAAGCTCTTCGTTGGTATTGGGATTATCATTTTGATGGATCCGAAAAGACCTACTACAAGAAAATAATCACAGCTGAAGATATAGCCAATAAGTATGTCACAATGCCAGACAATATTATTGGCGTTGTTAATATCTTTGACCTTGGTTCTGCATTGGGGTTAGGCAATCTATTCAATATTCGTTATCAGATTGCTTTGAATGACCTTTATACTCTTACTTCAGTATCTATGGTTCCTTATTATATGGCCATGAATCATGTCCAGTTTCTAGAACAGATGCTGGTTGGTAAAAAACCATTACGTTACAACCGCCATATGAACAAACTTTACATTGATATGGACTGGAACCAAGTTGTTGAAGGTCAATATCTTGTTGTAGAAGCATATCAAGTCGTCGATCCCGACGTATATACAGATGCATGGGGCGACCGCTGGTTACAGCGTTATGCTTCTTGCCTAATAAAACAGCAATGGGGTCAGAATATGAAGAAGTTTCGTGGTATGAAACTTCCAGGCGGCATAGAATTCAACGGTCAGCAAATTTATGATGAAGCCACTCAAGAAAGAGAAGAACTTGAGAAGGAAATGATTTACACATACAGCTTGCCAGCAACTGATATGATTGGATAATTATGGCCACCAATTTCTTTTTCAATAACTTCCAAGCATCTCAGGAGCAATTGCTTCTAGAGAACCTAGTTATTGAATCTATTAAAATCTATGGCCACGATGTTTACTATCTCCCTCGTAAACTTAACAATTACGATGAGGTGTATGGCGCAGACGATCAATCTTCGTTTGAGATGGCCTATCCTGTAGAAATGTATATTAAATCTATTGATGGATTTGGTGGCGATCAAGAATTTTTATCTAAATTTGGTGTAGAAATTCGCAATCAAGTTGTGTTTTCTATGGCCAGAAGAATATTTAATGAAGAAATTGGGGAATTTACTGCACAAGTAAGACCAAACGAAGGCGATATTATTTGGTTCCCATTGAACCAAAGAGCATTCCAGATTAAATACGTTAACAAATATGAAATGTTTTATCAATTAGGTTCGCTTCAGACATGGGAAATGACTTGCGAAGTATTTGAATATTCTGGCGAGAATTTCTCTACTGGCATTCCGCAAATTGATGATATGCAGAAAAGATTTGATACTAATATTCTTGATTGGACTGTGTTGACAGAAGATAATGACATGTTGTTAACGGAAGATGGTTCTTATCTTGTTTTGGAAAATTATCCAATCAATCAACTAATCACAGTTTCTGATAATTTAGCAATCCAAGAAGAATCTGATTTATTTGTTGACTTCAGTTCTGTAGATCCATTTAGCGAAGGTAACATTTAATGTTTGGTTCACCGTTTTATTTTGGTCTTATTCGTAAATACGTTATTTTGATGGGGACCCTGCTCAATCAGATCCGTATCACAAGAACGAATAAGACAGGAGAAGTTGTATCTTTACTTCAAATTCCAATTACATATGCTCCTAAAGATAAAATGTTAGCACGTGTCATGCAGGATCCTGGTTTGGATGTTGGCAGCGCCGTTGCTCCTTTACCAATGATCTCATTTGAAATGGGCAAAATGGTTTATGACGGATCAAGAAAACTCAATACTATTGGTAAAGTTTCTGTTAAAAACAATTCCGATTTAAACAAATTCAAATACCAATATAATCCAGTTCCTTATAATATAGAATTCAAAGTATATGTTTATGCCAAAAACGCTGAAGATGGAACTAAGATAATTGAACAGATTCTTCCATATTTTACCCCTGATTGGACGACTACTTGTAATTTGATCCCAGAAGTTGGTATTACTATGGATATTCCTATTATCCTAAATAACATTAGTTATAGCGATAACTATGATGGAGAATACAAAGACAGAAGAGCCATTATCTGGCAGCTTGATTTTGTTCTCAAAGGTTATCTTTATGGACCAGTGAAATCTTCTGGAATCATTAAGTTTGTAAACACAAATTTCTATATTCCTACTACAAATACTGCTGTCCAGGGAAGAGGTATAACTCCTCTTGCAGAAAAGATAACAGTACAGCCAGGTTTAGATGCTAATGGCAATCCTATAAATTATTATGGCGGACCAAATGCAAACACCGGCACTCAGCCATATACTGAGATTGAAGTTGATGATGATTATGGGTTCATAACCCAGATCTACAATACAGACGAGTTAGAATGACAGATAAAGAAGATGATCCAATGGGCAAAGCTCTAGGCATTGCTCCGTTGCAATATGAAAAACAAATTGATACTTTGCTTGCTAAGGCTCATGATGATTCTGCTAAAAACGATTTTGAAGCAGCTAGAGCTAATTTGTATGAAGTAATCCAAACAGGTCAAGAAGCTATGGGCAAGCTATCAGAAATAGCTGGTCAATCTCAGCATCCAAGAGCATTTGAAGTGTTGGCTAAATTAATGGACACCATGGTTAATACTAATAAAGAATTATTAGAATTACAAACCAAGATCCGAGAGATTGATGCTTCTGATTCTCCGATCAATGAAAAAGCTCAGACTATTAATAATAATCTATTCGTAGGTTCTACTACAGAATTACAGAAAGTTTTGAAGGAACTAAAGAATACTGATGAATGATTTAGTTGCAGGTTATAAGGGTAACGTACTACTTAAAAAATCTAATCAGAACATTGAGTGGACTCCCGATCTTATTGCTGAATATGTAAAATGCGCTGAAGATCCAGTTTATTTTACCGAAACATATATGAAGATTATCAGTATCAATGAAGGTCTGGTAAACTTCAAGCTATACGATTATCAGAAAAAGATGATACGTTCTTTCAAGGAAGGACGTTTTAATATCGTTACCACAGCCCGTCAGGCAGGTAAGTCAACAACAACCTGTGCATTTATTCTGTGGTATATTATGTTCAACCCTGACAAAACTGTTGCCCTTCTGGCCAACAAGGGTGATACGGCCAGAGAAATTCTTTCCCGTGTTCAGCTTGCATACCAACACCTACCTAAATGGCTACAGCAGGGTGTTGTTGAATGGAATAAAGGTTCGTTCCTTTTAGAAAATAACAGCCGTGTTTTGGCTGCAGCAACGTCTGCCAGCGCCATTCGTGGATATTCTATTAACCTTCTATTCATCGACGAAGCGGCGTTCATTGATAACTGGGACGAGTTCTTTACCTCAGTTTATCCTACTATTTCGTCAGGTTCAGAATCAAAGATTATTCTGGTTTCCACGCCGAACGGTTTGAATCACTTTTATTCAACTTGGGTAAATGCTATCGAGGACCGAAACGGTTATACGCCCATTTTGGTAAACTGGAAAGAAGTTCCAGGCAGAGACGAAAACTGGAAAAAAGATACTCTGGCTGGTATGAACTTCGACTTAGAGAAATTCGATCAGGAATATAACTGCGAATTCTTGGGTTCATCAGGCACCCTGATCGCAGGTTGGAAACTCAAAGAACTGGTCCACCAATCTCCAATGGTAGAAAGGGATGGGTTGATACAGTATTATCAACCTATAGAGGGCCATGTTTATATGATGGTCTGCGACGTTTCTCGTGGTAAGGGTCTAGACTATTCGGCGTTCCAACTTATTGACGTCACAAAAATGCCATACCAACAGGTGGCGGTTTACAGAAACAATGCTGTTACTCCTGTCGATTATGCTGATGTTATTTTGAGAACTGCCAAGGCGTATAATAACGCCTCTGTTCTTGTTGAAATTAATGATATTGGTGAACAGGTTTCTTATACCCTTCATTATGATTTTGCCTACGAAAATATTTTATTTACTGAGAATGCTGGGCGTTCTGGTAAGAGAGTTACTCAGGGGTTTGGTGGTACATCAACTACAGTGGATAAGGGTATCAGAACAACTAAAATAGTAAAGTCAGTTGGATGTTCAATATTAAAACTTCTAGTAGAGGGCAACCAATTTGTCGTCAACGATTTTCATACCATCAACGAGCTTTCGACTTTCTCAAAGAAAGGAAATTCTTATGAGGCAGAATCTGGTAAGCATGACGACTTGGTAATGTGCCTTGTTCTGTTTGCTTGGCTTTCAGAACAACAGTATTTTAAAGATTACACTGACATCAATACCCTCATGTCATTGAGGGAAAAAACTGAAGAAGATATGGAGCAGGACCTGTCTCCATTTGGGTTTGTAGACTCTGGTAGAGATGATTTTTATGAAGAAGAATATGAAAAATACGTTCCTGATAGTTGGATGTGGGATACCCCAAGAGACTTCTAAGAGAGCCCATTTTATAAATATAAAAAATTCATAATTGCAAATTCTCGTAACAGGGAGAAAATAAAAATGGCTTTTCAACTATCACCAGGCGTAAACGTATCTGAAATCGACCTTACAACGGTCGTTCCATCAGTAGCCACATCTGATGGCGCCATCGCTGGCGTTTTCCGTTGGGGTCCAATCGGAGAAAGAGTTCTAGTAGACACTGAGAACACTCTAGTTTCCAGATTCGCCAAACCAACCAATTTCAATGCAGAAACATGGTTCTCAGCAGCCAACTTCCTTGCATACGCCAACCGTTTGTACGTATCCCGTGCAGCTGACACTTCTGGAGCAACTCCATTCGTCTCAGCTAATACAACTGGTGCCAATACAATTCTCAACGTTGGTAATACATCAGCTATTACTGTTGGCATGTACGTTACACAGGTTGGTAACTCAAGCCTACTAAGCGGAAATGTTGCTTCTTATACAGTAGTTTCAAAGAATACTTCTCATGTTGTATTGAATAAAGTTACTGCTTCTAATGTGGCCACATCATTTACAGACGTTAATGTTTATTTTGGCCGCCCAGAAACTGTATATACTGCTGTTGGTTTCGACCCATCAAATACTGTTGCTAAGGCAGCTAATCTTGTCAACCAGATTGTCAAGAATAACTCTCATTATTCTCAGAAAGATGGAACATTCGACGCTGACGTTATTTACGTAGCTAAGTTCCCAGGCGCTATTGGTAACTCTCTAAGAGTTTCAGTCTGCGATACTGCAGAAGGTTTCAATTCAAACGTAGCTCTTTCTGGAGCCAACGTTGGTGGTGGTTCTATCACTGCTAATGCTGCTCTAGAATTCCGTGTTGGTTCAAATGTAGCTACAATGAAGGTGGTCGGTACAACTAATGCTGTAACAAATTCTGTTTCATCAAAGATTGCTGTTGGTGATCAGATCCTTGCTGGTAACGGCACACTAGGCGTTCAGTACCTACAGGTAAGATCAACAGCTATCTCTGCACAATCAACTGCAAATAGTTCATTTGTTGGTAATACTGCTGTTAATAGTAATATCAACTTCATTAACATTCCTTCAAACCCATTCAGTAACGGTGACATTGTTACCTATGCTAACAATGCTGGTGAAGCCGAAGTTCAGGGTCTATATAGCGGAACAAACTATCATGTTGTTCATGCTAATTCAACTGGTCTAAAGCTATCATCTTCACCATTCGGAACTGAAATTGATATTACTGCAACTCCAGGTTCAAATTCTTCTCTAACTGCAAACTATCGTGTTATGTCAGTTCACTTCGAAGATCCTTATAGACTTCGCGAGAACTACACAACTCAGACAATTGAGCGTTATTGGGAATTCTTCAACGTAGTTGAAACTGCTCCAGGTCAATCAAACCATGTTCTTTACAACGGTAATACAGCTGCTCAAGACGAGTTGCACGTCGTTGTTCTTGATGACGGTGGAGCTTTCACTGGAACTCCAGGCACAGTTCTTGAAGTCTATAAGGGTCTTTCAAGAGCTACAGACGCTAAGAACGTTGATAACACTGTAAATTACTATAAAGATGTAATTAATCAGGAATCAAATTACGTATGGTGGGCAAATGATCGTGGTACAGCTCCTTCAGCTAACTCACTAAATGTTGCTTCTGCTACTTCGCAGTCTCCTGGTAACATTCAGTTGGTTCTTGGTGCCGATGGTCTAAACGAAGCTGATGCTACACTAGGTATTTTGGGCGCTGGTTATGACCTATTCAAGTCAGCTGAAGATATTGACATTTCTCTAGTCCTACAGGGCAAGCCAGTTGGTGGTTCAACTGTAATTGGTGGAAGAACTGTTCAGAACTTCCAGCTAGCCAACTATATAATTGAGAATATCTGTGAAACAAGAAAAGACTGTGTTGCTCTTGTTTCTCCTGACCGTTCTCTTGTTCTTAACAACGTTGGTAGCGAAACTCTAGACCTTAAATCATGGAGAGGCGCTGTTACAAGTAGCTCCTATGCTGTTCTAGATTCTGGTTGGAAGTATCAGTATGACCGTTATAACGACGTATATCGTTGGGTCCCACTAAATGGTGACATTGCTGGTATCTGTGTAAGAACAGATAACACTAATGACGCTTGGTGGTCACCAGCTGGATTTAACCGTGGTCAGATTAAGAACCTTATCAAACTTGCTTGGAACCCAAACAAGTCAGAGCGTGACGTTCTTTACAGCAACGGTATTAACCCAGTTGTTACTTTCCCAGGTCAGGGTACAATTCTTTTCGGAGATAAGACTCTACAGGCTAAACCATCTGCCTTTGATCGTATCAATGTTCGCAGACTGTTTATCGTTCTTGAAAAGGCTATCTCAACTGCTGCTAAGTATCAGTTGTTTGAATTCAACGATGCTTTCACAAGAGCACAGTTCCGTAACCTTGTGACTCCATACCTACGCACCATCCAGGGTCGCCGTGGTATTACTGACTTCTATGTTGTCTGCGATGATACTAACAACACTCAGCAGATTATCGATAGCAATCAGTTTGTTGGGGATATCTATATTAAACCTGCGAGAAGCATTAACTTTATCCAGCTTAATTTCGTGGCTGTTCCATCTGGAGTACAGTTCTCTGAAGTTATCGGAAAGTTTTAATAAATAATAATAAATTCTCAAAGGAGTAAGTTAGATGCCTTTTAATATTAATTCTTTCAAAGCTCAAGGACTACCATGGGGGGGCGCTCGCCCCTCCCTGTTCCAAGTTCAGATTACACCTCCACCAACACTTCCGTTGAACCCAGAGGCGTTTTCTAAGCTAACCTTCACATGCCGTGGAGCAGAACTACCAGAGTCAACTATAAGTCAGATTGAAGTTCCTTACTTCGGTCGTAGAATTAAATTGGCTGGTGAAAGATCATTCGCTGATTGGTCAATCACAGTAATGAACGATGAAGATTTTTCTGTACGTTCAATGTTTGAAGCATGGCAGAATGCTATCAATACAATGCAGACAAATATTCGTCTACCACAGGCTGCTTTTGAACTTTATAAAGCATTCGCTGTTGACATTACACAGTATGGTAAGGGCGGAGAAATTCTTCGTGTTTACCAGCTAGTTGGTGCTTTCCCAACTCAGGTAAGCTCAATTGGTCTTGGATGGGATACTCAGAATGCCATCGAAGAATTTACTGTAAACTTTGCCTACGATTACTGGCTACCAGTTGACGAAGGTACGACAGTCCAGACTGCCGGTAAGGTTACTCCATATCTTGGCGAAACTAATATCGGTCCACAGTTCTAAGTCTAAATACTATATTATTCGGAGGGAGCCAAAACTCCCTCCTTCTATTGGAGAAATAAATGCCAGAATTATTCGGATTCGAATTTAGAAAGAAACGCCCGGAACAAGAACTTCCTAGTTTTGCTCCACCAAGAGATTCAGACGACGGAGCCGTTGTCGTATCAGCAGGTGGTGCATTTGGCACGTATGTAGATCTTGACGGTACAGTTAGATCCGAAGCAGAGTTAGTTACTAAGTATCGTGAAATGTCGTTGCAACCAGAATGCGATGCAGCAATTGATGAAATTGTTAATGAGTCTATTTCTATTGACGAAGAACATACAGTTCAGATTAATCTAGAAGAACTAAAAGTAAACGATACAGTTAAAAAAGCTATCCGCGATGAGTTCCAGAATTGTTTGAATATATTAGAGTTCAACAAATATGCCTACGAAATTTATAGACGTTGGTATATTGATGGCCGTTTATATTATCATGTTATTATTGATGACAAAAATCCATCAGCTGGTATTAAAGAAGTAAGATACGTTGACCCACGTAAGATTCGTAAAGTCCGTGAGGTCCAGAAGAAAAAGATTCAAGCCAATAATCCAGGCGATGCAGTTGTAACCAAAACAGTCAACGAATATTTCATTTTCAATGACAAGGGTTTCAACTTCGGAAATAAAGCAGTTGGTCCATCTACTACAGGACTAAAGATTGCTAAGGATTCAGTTTTACATATTGTGTCAGGTCTAACAGACAATCAAGGCACAATGGTTCTTTCTTATCTACATAAATCAATCAAGCCACTTAACCAGCTAAGAACATTGGAAGACGCTCTAGTTATCTACCGTCTTGCTCGTGCACCAGAACGTCGTATTTGGTATATTGACGTTGGTAATCTACCTAAGATGAAGGCAGAGCAGTATGTTCGTGACATTATGGTTAAGCATAAGAACCGCCTAATTTACGACGCACAGACTGGCGACATTCGTGACGATCGTAAGTTCATGACAATGCTTGAAGACTATTGGCTACCACGCCGTGAAGGTGGTAGAGGTACGGAGGTTACTACCCTACCAGGTGGCCAGACACTGGGACAGATGGACGACGTCCTATACTTCCAAAAGAAGTTTTTGAATTCATTGAACGTTCCAGTGTCAAGACTTAATTCAGATGCTCTATTCTCAGTAGGTAGAGCTACAGAAATTACTAGAGACGAATTAAAATTCACTAAATTTACCTCAAGATTGAGAGGAAGATTCTCTCATCTGTTTACTAAGATGCTAGAAAAGCAGCTAGTTCTAAAAGGTATTTGTACTCTAGAAGAATGGAAATTCTTTTCTGACGATATCCGTTTTGATTTTGCTAAGGATAACTACTTTACAGAACTCAAAGAAGCTGAGATTCTTGAAGGCAGAATTAATCAGGCAAGAAACATTCAGGATATGGTTGGTAAATATTATTCGCATGAATGGGTTCGTAAGAATGTTCTGCATCAATCAGATGATGACGTTGTAGAAAACGATAAGGCAATTCAGCTAGAAAATAAACTCGCAGAACAGGGCGACTATAAATGGGTCAATCCTACTGTTATTAATAATGAAATGTTATTACAGCAGGCTGAAACGCAAACTCAACAGATGCAAATGTCTCAGGATCAACAACAACAGTTGCAACCTGGAACTGAAGGTTCTATGGGAGGAGATCCAGAAATGGCTCAGAAAATGGAACAAGTCAGAACAGCTCAGATTATTGTTGATCAAATGAAAAAGATGCCAAAGGCTAACAGAACTATGGCAGACGAAGCCAAATATAAAGCTGCTGTTCAAGTTCTAGCTAAGAACCCAGAATTAGTAAGTAGAGCACAAGCTGGTGGCGCTCCACAACCAACACAACAGTAAGGTGATATGATGTCTGAAGAAAATAAATATGAATTGCAAGATATGATTAATTCAGCTGCATTACAAGATCCATTGACATTCCAGAATGCGTTTAATGATCTTGTGGTCGATAGGATCAGAACTGCAGTAGAAAACAAAAAAGTTGAGATAGCTCAACAGATGTATAATTACGAACCACCAGAAGATATTGAGACGGATGAAAATGATGATGAGTTTGGTGCTGGTGAAGCAGAACTAGAAAACTCAGAGGAAGAAATAGATGGCTAAATCCCTTAAAGATATTCTTACTGGAGTTAAATCCAGCAAGACAGTAAAACCCGATCTCAAAGATCTTGCTATGTCACCAGAAGGTAACAAGGGCGAGCTAGAATTTGCTGCAAAGCATGACATCGAGAAGCACGCTGACCGTGTTGGTAACGATGAAAAAGTATATGCTGGCGGAACATCAAAAACAACTAAGTATAAATTCCAGAAGGATGGAGTTTATGAAGAAACTAGTTGTAATCGTTCTGGTAAAGGCGTTCATTGCGAAATGCATGGAGAAGATGACTGTTCTTCTTCATCAGATAAAGAGCCAAGATATAAAGGCAAAAAACTTTTAACTGATAAGAAACAGGTTTCAGAAGGACGTGTTGAAGATGTAGCTCACAAGAAAGTTACTAAGCAGCTTTCAGCTATCGCTAAGTCTTCTAATGTTCCTGTAACAAAAGTAAAGCCAGGTAAGAAACAGTATAATGAATTAAAGAGCACTGGCTCAATGTTTGGTGGAGCAAGAACTATGGCTGCTGGCCTAGCAAAGCGTGACATTGAAGCCACTAGTGGCAGAGGTTCTTCAGTTGGTAAAGCTATCGTTAAGGAAGATGAAATTAACGAAGTAGCTCCACCAAATCCAAAGATTGAAAAATGGATCAAGGCAAACAAAGAACGCTTTGTAAAAGAATATGGTAAAGAAAAAGGCACACAGGTTCTTTATGCCAAAGCATGGAAAATGCATGGTCAGTCAGAATCCGGCGGGGCCACTAATACTGATTACACTGGCGGAACATTAGGTTCTACTGGTAGACTAGATGTGGGGACTTTATAATGTTTATTAAATTACTTGGAGCCGAAAGATCAATTTCAACAGCAAACAATTTTGGTAACACAGCAAACCTTTGTAGAGTTGTAAACCCAACTACTGCTGCTGTTCTTAATATTGCTTATGCTAATGGTGTTGTATACGCTAACACTACTGTTACTAATACATGCCCAATCTTTGTTGTTAAAGATTTAACAGACACACTACAAGGCACTGGTCTGCTAGCAACACCAGTAGCGTACAGAGGATAAGAGATGAAACTCATCGCCGAATTAAACGAAGATACTCAATATATTACTGAGAGATCTGAAGACGGTAAGAAGCACCATTATATCTCTGGGCGCTTCATGACAGCCGAAGAAAAGAACAAGAATGGCAGAATGTATAAGAAGGATATTCTTGTGAACGAAGTCTCAAGATATATTCGCGAAGTTGTTAATGCAAAAAGAGCATTCGGCGAGCTTAATCATCCTTCTGGACCAACAATCAATTTAGATCGTGTATCTCACATTATTACTGAATTGAAATGGGATGGTAATTTTGTCAATGGCAAAGCAAAAATCACTTCAACTCCAATGGGTGAAATTGCTCGTGGCCTTCTAGAATCAGGCGGGCAGTTGGGAGTTTCTACACGTGGCATGGGTTCTTTGAAAGAACAGAATGGTGTCATGGTTGTTCAGAGCGACTTCAAACTATCAACTGTTGATATTGTTTCAGACCCAAGCGGTCCTGGATGTTTTGTAAACGGTATCATGGAAAATGTTGAGTGGATTTACGATCCAGTTAAGAACACTTGGCATGAAGAAAAACTTCATGAGACAAAGAAGTATATTAATACTCTATCAAAGTCAAAGCTCGAAGAGCAGAAACTTGCTATATTTGAAGAGTATTTGTCGTCTTTAACTCTAAAGTAACAATTATTATAAATAAATTAAAATTTCTATTATAGGAGATTATTCTAATGGCTAATAACGAAGAACATGATCTCGACGACGTTGCTAACCTAGAAGATACAGCTGTATCTGAGGCAAAGCACGAAGAAGAGGAAGAAGAAGAGGAATCTTCTAAGAAGAAGATGAAGAAGAAGTGCGAAGAAGAAACAGAAGTTTCTGAAGAAACACTAGCTGGTTCATCACTTCATCCAAAGGCTCGCCATTCAGACCCAATGTCAAAGCTAGGCGCTATGCATGGTGTTATGAATGTAATGGCTGGAATGGGTAAGTCTGATCTTATCAACTTCTTCAATCAGGTTCAGTCTCAGTTTGGTCCAGGTAAGGACTGGGGTGTTGGCGATAAGTCTGGTCACAACCAGTCTTCAATCGACATGAAGCCATCAGATGCTACTGGCAAGTCAGCTCCAAAGACTCGCGACGCTATGCCAAAGCTAAACGTCAAGGAAGACATTGAAGAAATGTTCAATGGCCAAGACCTTTCCGAAGAGTTCAAGGAAAACGTATCAACCCTATTTGAAGCTGCTGTTTCAGCTAGATTAATTGCTGAACAGGCTCGTCTTGAAGAAGAATTTGAGACAAAGCTACAAGAAGAAATTGCTACCTTCAACGAAGAAATAACTTCAAAGCTCGACACTTATCTTGATTATTGTGTTGAGAATTGGATGAAGGAAAACGAAGTAGCTATCGAATCAACCCTACGCAATGAGCTTGCCGAAGAGTTCATGGAAGGATTGAAGAACCTATTCGCTGAGCACTATATCAGTGTTCCAGAGGAGAAGGTTGATGTTCTAGAAGCAATGGCCGAAAAGGTTGCTGCCCTAGAAGAAAAACTTGATGAAACAATTTCTGAAAATTATGAGCTAAAGAACTTTGTTGTTGAGAACGAAAGACAGGACATTGTTGAAGGTCTTGCTTCCGATCTAGCATTGACACAACAAGAAAAGTTTGCTGCTCTTGTTGAAGGAATTGAGTTCGATGGTGATCTAGACACATATGCTAAGAAGCTAATGATTGTCAAGGAAAACTATTTCAAGGGTGAAGCAACTTCACATTCTTCAAACATTGAAGAAGAAACATTTGAAGGCGAAGTCGCATCAACAGTTGGCGTTGACCCAGTCGTTAACCGCTACGTTGCTGCACTTTCCAGAACAGTTAAAAAGTAATTTATTATAAATAGATAAAGTATATTTTCTAAGAAAGGAAAACTAAATGTATCTAGCTGAGGAAATTCAAAATAAGTGGGCTCCAGTCCTAGACCATGATGCTCTAGGCAGCATCAAGGACCAGCACCGCCGTTCAGTCACTGCAGTTATGCTCGAGAACACAGAGAAGGCTCTCCGTGAATCAGCAGCACACGGTGATTACCAGACACTAACTGAAACAAGTTCACTAGTTCCAGCTAACCTAATGGGCGCTTCAAGCTCAACTCAGGGTACTGGCGGTA